CCCAGCTAGAGCGTAGGGGAAAAGGACTAGGCATCCGTGTAGCTGTTAAAACTACCGGATGCTCAGGACTTTCTTATGTTATAGAATATGTAGATGTACCCCGAGTAGAGGACATGAGTTTTGTTACTCACGGTATACACGTATTCGTAGATCCTAAGAGTCTAGTTTATGTGGATGGTATTGAAATGGATTGGGTTCGCAATGGACTCAACGAAGGATTTGATTTTAAAAATCCCAATGAAAAAGCTCGCTGTGGTTGTGGCGAGAGCTTTACAGTCTAATATTTTCCCACAGGTAATGTAGTACTAGCAGGTAGATCCCAAATTTTCTTCTGCTCTACTCCCTTGCGTTGAGCAAATCTTTTGGCATCACATTTAGAACACACATGAAAGAAATTGTTGTTTAATCTCTTACGATCTATCTTTTTTAAATCACGTTCAAACTCTGAATCACAGTTGTCGCAGCGAAATATGGCTATGGTTTTTACACGCTCATAACTGTGTGTAAAACCTAGTTTGCTGGTTCTAGAATAGGTATTTTTCTGTCTTTTAGTCTTAATAAACATCAAGTATTTACATTAGGCTTTTAAAATATTGGGCTAAATATTAGAGAAAGTTTTATTCTTAGGATCAGCCATGGCGAGAAAAGTAATTGATGTAGGTGTAGTCGGTAATGACGGCACCGGTGATAGTATACGTGATTCGTTCCGAAAGGTCAACGACAACTTCAGAGAACTATATAGTTCATTAGGACTTGGTGAAAAATTAACTTTCATCAACCTAGACGATACTCCTAATTCGTATATCGGATTAAACGATTCAACTGGTAATACACCATTATTAACAATCAACAATACCGAATCCGGCATTGCATTTAAACGACTAGTAGCAGGCACTGGTATTGCACTGGATTTTACCACTAACAATTCGGAAATACGAGTTCTTTCCGAATTTGCAGAAGTTGTCGGAGATCCAAATCCAAGACTAGGCGGAGACCTAAGTGCTCTTTCCGGTGGTAATCAATATAGAATCAACGATCTTACAACTCCAATAACTGCTAGTGAAGCTGTAAACAAAGCCTATGCTGATACCAAAATATCCAAGGCCGGTGTTAATGCCGTTGATCCTGCTACTAACTTAGCTACTACTAGTTTCGGTACCATGACTGGTCCGTTGATATTGTCAAGATCACCAGAACCTGATGATGATATTTTATATGACGGATTGATAGCTGCTACGAAATCCTATGTTGATAATGCATCATTTGGTAGTGTGAGTAATTTGTTTGTGGCTCTCAGCGGTCAAGATGAGAGGCCCGGACTAGCAAGAGAATTCCAAGGCCGTGCATTAGCCTATGCTTATAGAACCATCGAAGCAGCATGTCGCCGAGCAGAAGAATTAGTTTTAGAAGCACGTCAAGAAATTGGTCCTTACAAAAAGGTATTAACATTTAACAATCGTGCTGGCGATTGTACTTTGGCATTGGCACCTTTTGCATCTCCTGCTTCTGGTGTTGGGTTTAGCGGTGCTGTACGAATGAGCATAGATACTGCGATTATTAATATAGTTGGCAGCAACTATTTTCCAGGAGATATATTAACAATCAATGGAGGAACTATTGCACCGGGTGGTGGTGCTGCTTCTATTGAAGTATTAACTACTGTAACAACTCCAGGCGCTATTGCTACCTATAGAATCAAGTCTACAGGAGCCTATTCTGTGCTACCAGGTTCTGTGAGCGTAGGTACACTTATTACAACATCAGGTGCACCTGTAGCGATCGGAGCTATCGGTGTCGATGCTACATTTGATTTAACCTACAAAGTAAATTCTGTTTCAATTACTTCCGGTGGTAGTGGTTACAGTTTAGTATCTGTGAGAATTACCGGTGGCGGTGGCTCTGGTGCGTTTGGTACGGCTTTTGTCTCAGGTGGAATTGTAACTGGGATTACTATCACCGATCAAGGTAGTGGCTTTACCAGTATTCCAACACTGACTGTGGATCTTCCGAGGTTTGCTCTTAGAACAGATGGATTCAGAACTGATTTCACTGGAGATGTATTAACTAGTACTCCAGAAGCTATTCGTGGTCGAGATATCAGAGAAGGTTTGTTTTTATTCGGAGAAACTTCAGGAGCATTGGCTCAGATTCTAGGACATGACGGATCTTTAGATAGTTCAGGTAATGAACTATTCGATGTTGATATCAAATACGGTGCTTTCCAAGTTGGCGAAGTTATATCCTACGGTGATGTTACTAAAAACATTCATATCAGTATATTGGTAGAAAGTGGTATCTACGAAGAAAATTATCCTCTTAAACTTCCTCAAAACTGTTCTATCGTCGGTGATGAATTTAGACGTATAATCATAAGACCAAGAAGTGGCACTAGTTCAAGCCCTTGGGCTTTAAATAAATTCCGTAGAGATCTAACCATCGATGGATTAACCACAGCAACTAGACTGTATGGTTATCATTATCTGCAAGATAGTTCCGCACCAGTATATCCCAAGGTCGATAACAAAGGTGCTTATACATCTGCAGCAATATTAATTGATATAAACAGACAGTTTTTACAGAATGAAGTCATAGCTTGGATCGATTATCAGATAGCTAATAACATTGCGCCATTCACTACTACATTTGAATATGACGCCGCTGTATGCAAACGAGATGTAGGATTAATTGTTGATTCCTTAGTATTCGATTTGAAGTACGGCGAATACAACAGAACCATTTCAGCTGGTTTAAAATATTATCAAAATGCCAGCGGATTGATAGCTATCGGAGCTCAATTATCACAAACATTGGCAGCTATTACTAGACTAAACACCCTGATAACTTCTGTGATAGCTAACACTGCGATTACTCCTAATCAAATTATTTTTACCCAAACCATTGATTTTGCTTTCACAGCTGAAGCTGGATCATCTACTGTGATCAATGCGTTAATCGCTGCACTAAAAGATGTCATGGATGGTAGTGGTAGTGTAAACTATCCTAAAGATAATGATCAGATGGATGTGTTCCTAGCCAATGACGCTGTACGTTGGCAGGCTATCACCTGTCAAGGTCACGGTGGGTTCATGCTGACTCTTGATCCTACAGGACAGATATTAGCTAAATCTCCATACGCTCAAGAATGCGCATCATTCTCTAAGAGCATTGATGCACAGACATTCGCTGGCGGTATGTTCGTTGACGGATTTGCTGGTAACTTACAATGGAAACACACCAGTACCATAACCGGCCCTGGCATTACAACAGGCACTAGATTGAGTGTTAGTGGACTAGATCGATTCCCACAACTGCCAGCCAGCTTCTTGGTAGAGGACACAGTCTTTAGAGTAAACTATGTTCGAGACTATGTTTATTCAACTACAGGCAGCACAGCCACATTTGTGTTAGATGAAACTAATCCATTCTTAAGAACAGCTGGTTCTCAGACCTGTACCATCAGCACAGCATCTCCTGCCGTGATCACAAGAACTGAGCATAGATTGCAGTCAGGTTCAATACTAACCTTCTCAAGCACAGGAACTTTACCTGCAGGAATCTCAGCTACCGCTGAATACTATGTGTTGGCAGATGGATTAACCAACAATACCTTTAAGATCACAGCAACATTTGGATCCACTACAGCAGTAAACACAACCGCAGGCGGTACAGGAACTATCAGCTATCAAAGAACCTATGAATTATTGATGCCTGGCAATAGATCAATGTTGGGCAATGACTACACACAGATCAATGACATGGGCTACGGTATCTTAGCTACCAATGGTGGCTTGGTTGAAGCTGTGTCGATGTTTACCTACTATTGCTATATTTCATACTACTCTCTAAACGGCGCACAGATACGATCAATCGCAGGTTCCAGTGCTCACGGTGTATATGCATTAGTAGCAGAAGGTGCTGATCCTTTAGAGGTTCCAACTCCTACAGATGTATATGAAGATTTTTCACAGAAAGTAAAATGTTACTTTCCAAGTGCGTCGTTCGCTAATACCGCGACTGGTTTGATCATTTTCGTCTATGCCTATGACTACGTTCCACTAGGTGGCAGTGAATTAGAAATACATCATGTGATTTCAGGTACACCGGTATTGTTCCGTTATCCTGTCACTGCTGTGACACAATCAGATACGTTCCCAACTGGAGTGGTCCGACTCAATCTTACTGCAGGTGTAGGATCAACCAGTGCTGGATTGGCTGCTGTAGTTCCAGACGGAACAGTAATGACCTTAAGAAACAACGGACAGATAATTTTAACCAATGATCTTGTGGAAGTTGCTGTAAGACCATCTACTGGTTTAAAATTGCGTGAGACCGCAGATACTGTTTATCGAGTTTTACAATTCAGTTCATACGATGACACAAACGGTCCATATGAAGTCACCATTACCAATGCCAGTCCGGCTGTGTTGAAAGTATTAGCAACTGTTACTGATATTGCTACAAACGTTTGCACAACATCTCAAAATCATAAATTAAGAGTTGGCGATAAATTTATCCCAACATCAACAGCTAACGGATTTACATCAGGTACTACCTACTATATCATCAGTGTTCCTGAATATAACCAGTTTACTGTATCATTAACACCGGGCGGTAGTGTTGAAACATTAACCAACGGAGCTGGACTAACTATCAAAGGTGTTAAAACACACAAACTGTTAGAAAACTACACACTATCATTTACAACCACAGGCACATTACCCGCAGGCATAATACCAGTTGACACGTACTTTGTGCTCAGCAGTGGATTAACTGATACTGAATTCCAAATATCACTTACTAAAAACGGTTCAGCCATTAATACCAGCTCAGCTGGATCTGGTGTTCATTCTTATGAACAGCGAGGATTAACTAAAACCAACCTCAGAGAAAACTATGATTTTATCGATCTAACACTGTGGCAGCCTGGTGAATTTATCAGCTCAACTCCAACTGGCATTGAAGTCAGTGGTATAACTATAGCAAGTCCTGCAGTGATCAGCACAACACTGGCACATGGATTCAGTGCAGGTGATGTGATTAAATTCACAACATCGGCAACCTTAGTATTGTTACCAACAGGATTGAGTAAAAACTCTCATTATCATGTGTTAGCATCGGGGCTAACAGCCAACGATTTCCAAGTTAGTCTTGCTCCTGGCGGTGTCGCTGTTGATACATCAGGTGGATCATTTACAAACGCTAGGGTAGGCAAAGTCACAGGACGTCTCGGAGACTCAACATTTGCAGTAGTACCGGCAGGTGGTGGTTCTACCTCGAGAGTGGCCAACAGTAAATTAATGTTCAGAGGCGAAGAATATGTTATTACCTCATATGAAACAGAAAGCGTCACTGGCGAGGCCTATGCTAGGATAACACTGAGTCGGCCTTTGGTCCACAGTGTTATAGCCTATGAAGCTGTAACTACTCTGAAGGCAGCAGTTCCAATAAGAACCAACGGCGCTTTAGGTACACTGACTATTCGTATTGCATTGACTCGTGTTACAGGGCACGACTTATTAGAAATTGGTACTGGCTCTTATGCTGATACTAACTATCCTAGTGAAATATTTGGTGCTTCGGTAAATCCAATCAATGAAGATACTGAAACACAGGAACGAGATGTAGGTCGTGTTTTCTATGTGACCACTGATCAATATGGTAACTTTAAAGTAGGTCCGTATTTCAAGGTAGACCAGGGTACTGGTACAGTAACATTTTCATCAAGTATTGCTTTAAGCAACTTGGACGGTATTGGATTTAAACGAGGAGTTACTGTTTCAGAGTTCTCAGTGGATTCATCAATGGCGGAGCAACGAACAGATACTGTACCAACTGAAAATGCTGTTGCCATCCACGTTCAACGTAGGTTAGGCACGCTAGCAGATGGTAGCATACTCAGTGATGTTGGACAATTACTGCCTCCTGCTATCGGCGGATTCATGGCTCTTACCGGTGTGTTGCCTATGAAGGGCACAATGAATCTCAATAATAATAGAATACAAAACCTATCAGATCCAGTCAGCGCACAGGATGCAGTAAATCTTCGCAGTTTAACATTTGCTGGATTCCAGGATATCACTGTCACAGCAGCAAGATCTGCTGATATATTAACATTCACCGGTGCTGGAAACTTTGCACAGAACTCTACAATGATTGGTGATGTCAGCCTAAGTATAGATAGTACCGCTAATACCGTAGACGCACAGATCAATCCCGGTGTGATCATTGACGCTGATGTTAACGCATCAGCAGCCATCGATCATGCAAAATTAAATCTCGATAATGCTTATATAACATCTGCAGCCAGTATAACAGGAGTCACTGCCACAGGCAGCGGTTCAACAGCTACATTAACATTCACTGGTACGATTTCACCTGCACCATTCTCAGCAGGTCAACGAGTTGTAATCACAGGTATGAGCATAGCTGGATACAATGGTACCTATACTGTAGCATCCTGCAATACCACTACGTTGACTTACAGTTCAACCACAACTGGGGTGGCCACAGGTGGAGTGATAAGACCACTCAGGGGTGTTGCAAGTTTTAATAGTGCAGAATTTGATGCAAACAATGGTTGGATTAGTTTAAAGAGCGGCGGTACCGCTCTCAGTTCAATAACACCAATTGGGTCGTTGACTGTGTTAGGAAATAGTACCCTAGGCACTGCAAACGTAACAGCAGTTCCTTTCAGCACAGTTATAGACAGTGGTGCTGGTGTTAAAAAATCTCAGTATTCATCTACAGGATTCTTGCGTAGAACCAGCGGTGTAAGTTTCACTGCAGACGGTGATTTTGCCGTGGTAGAAGCTGCTGCAGGTTCTGCAGCTAGTCCAGAAGCCAGCAAGCTGGTAATTAGAGATTCGAATGGTGACTTCGGTGCTAGGAACGTTGATATCAGCCAATTAAAACTGGATAATCAAGTGGGGATTGATACAGCTACCACAGGCACTGGCGGATATATTCGTTATTATGGTTACAATACTGCTGGCGGTATATTGATACAAGATGGATCACTGGCAGCGGATAAGGCAACTGGTTACTGGAACAATGTACATAATTTCAAAACACAAAACGGTGCAGCCGATGCACCAATTACAGCATCCAGCGTTCAAGCACAGTCTATTACCTCAGGCGGTACTACTACAGCAGGTTCTATCACAGGCTACTGGAGTCTAAGTGCAGGCTCGAGATTACAGGCCACATATTCAGCGGACTTGGCAGAATATTATGAAGGCGATCGAGAATATGCTGTGGGCACTGTGTTGATATTCGGTGGCGACAAAGAAGTCACTATATCAAACTCACACATGGACGCTAGAGTAGCGGGTGTGGTTTCAGACAACGCAGCCTTTGCCATGTATGAAGCATGTCCAGGACTGAAAAACTTAGTGGCACTGCAGGGACGTGTGCCTTGTCGTGTAGTTGGAAAAATATCAAAAGGAGATCTGCTAGTGACATCGAACATAGCGGGTGTGGCTATATCAGCAGGCAGCGTGGCTAACGTTGGAACCATAGTTGGTAAAGCATTAGAAGCATATGATTCAGATCATATCGGAACAATTGAAATCGCAGTAGGGAGAACATAATGCCATTACCAAATCCAAATATAACTCCAGGTGCACCACCGCTAAGATGGGA